AATCGAGCGGCAGCGGGCAGTGGAGCCCTGCACCGCCAGGACCTGCCCCTGTCCGCCGCCGCCGCCGCCGCCCTGCCCCTGCAGTGCCGGTTGCTCCAGCCTGAGCTGATGGGGACTGGCGCCGCTGGCGATGAGCGGAATGCCGCGGCCCAGCTGTCCACTGCCGCCGCCCTGGCCAGCGGCGATGGCATTGGCGAGGCGAACCCGATGCGGCCTGGCCTCGATCGTCAGCCCAAGCTCCACCTGCTCGGGAATCAACAGGGCGGCAATGATGCGGTAGTCGCCGGCCGGCAGCTGCTGCCACTCCAGTTGACCGCGAGCGCTGGTGACGGCTGCCACCGCCTGACCAGTGCTGTCGATCAGGGTGATCTGGATGTGAACGGCGTAGCGATCACTGCCATCCCGCGCCAGCCGCAATTCAAAGCGGCGGGGGCTGCTGATCCCATACACCGCCGTGGATGGCAGTGCTTCATACCCCAGCTGCTGCCGCCGCTCGATCGGCGCTGGATTGACGCGGGAGAGATCAATGGCAACCGGGATGGGCCGGCCGATGGTGCCGCCGCTGGCCGCGCCCTCCCGCCTGACCGTCAACGCCACGCTGTCCCCCCGCCTGCGGCTTGAGGGTATTCAGCTATGGCGCCAGCAAGGGCGGTTCAGCCGATGGCAGGTAGAAGGGCTGATCCAGCAGTTCACCCGGGGCCAGGTACGGATAGCTGTAGGCCTGGGTGAGCCGGCCGGCCCAGACATCGCCCAGCAGCGAATCCTCGGCGGCCTGGGGTTCTGCCGTCAGCTGCTGCTGGCTGAACCGCGGTGCACAGTTCCCCGGGAAGGTGCCATCGATCTGGTTCGGCGGCAGGCCGATCCGCTCCACCGTCACCGTCCAGGCGTCACCGACGGCGCCGGTGGTGATCGTACTGGCCAGACCCTTCCAGGCCTCCGCGTCAAAGGCCTGACGGTTGAGCCGCTCGATGAAGCCTGCCGATGCCAGCGGTGCGTTGAACTCTTCGTAGGGCAACAGCTCGCCGGATGGCAGGGGGGCGTCGCTGCCCAGCATCACCGGCACATCACTGGGTTCGGCCGTTGGCGCGCCAAGGGCGAACCGTGCCGCGTGGCAATGCTTGCAGGCCTCCTCCGGCAGCCGGCGCCAATCCAGCAAGGCGAAGCGCCGCGCTGCACCTTCCATCGCGTCGACCGGCCGCTTCTCCGGTTCCTGCCGGAGGATGGCATCAATGGCGTCGCGCAGGGGCAGTTGCAGATCCGATGCACCACCCGGGCCCCGCTGAGGGAACAGTCCCTGGCTGCCCAGGGGCGTGTCCGGCCGCAGGCGGCCGTAGGCCACACCGAGATGGGCGGGGCAGTTGCAGCTCACCACCGTGGACTGGGTGAGATGGCGGCCCACCCGAAACCGCAAGGGGGGATCCTCGGGCGTCTGGATGATGTGACGCAGCAACAGTGAGCCATCCCGCTGCCGCTGTCGCTGCCAGAACTGCGATCCATCGAACACCATCAGGCCATCGTCCTGGTAGACGGCAACGCAAAGCAGGGCGATGCCATCACTGGGATCGGGATCCAGTGCTGTTGCGCTGATCGCCGAGTCCTCAACCAACTCGCCGATCAAGCCACTGCCGGCGGCGAGGGCGCCAGGCTGCCAGCACCCGGGCAACTGCACCACCAGCAGTGGTGCCACCTGGCCGTCATCACTGGTGGCGGTGACATCGAACTGGGCGTTGGCACCGATCGGCACCGGTGCGATTTCCGTCCCTCGCGGTTTGATCACCGTCGTCCAGCGGCCTTCCGGGCTGAGGCGAGAGGGGAAGCCGATCGCCAGGGAGCGGCGAGCGATGAAGCCATCCTGCGGGCTGAACTCCGGCAGGGACAACACCTCGATGGATTGAAACTGGCTGGTGTCCCGGTTCAGCTGGGTGAACGCCAGCTCCATCCCCCGCCGCCAGCTGGCCCACCGGCCCTGCTGGTTCCAGTGACGGAAGAGATCCGGGTAGGCCGCTTCCCCGATCTGCCCATAGCCGCGGCCTTTGCGCGGGTAGACGCCCGACGGTTGCGCGCTGCCGACATCCAGACGATCAGGGCGGCTGAAGCGAGAGAACCCTTGATCAAAGCGGCCACTGCTGCCAAACCCATCGCCGCGCCGCCCCACTGCGTCAGGCCTCAGAAGTAGCCGCCCTGCACCAGGATGTTGGGTGCATTGGCAACGGGCGTGCTGCTGTTGCATGCCGCCCACAGCGCCCAACCCTTGGCCAACCGCAGCCCCGTGAACTGCGGGATCAGATCGGTGGCCGCGTCATTGCCGCCACTGTGGGGCACGGGTGCCAGCAGGGGGGGCAGGGGGAAGACGGCGGTGGCGCCAGGATCACCGCCACCGGAGAGATTCGTCTGCCCCAGGAAGAACGCATCCGCCCCCAGTAGTCCTGCGTTGGTGCTGACGTAGAGATTCACCGATGTGGTGTTGCCCGCCACCCGCTGCACCAACTGCACCACCTCGATCAGTGCGCCGTCATTGGCGGTGCAATCCACCAGCAGGGCAGCGTTGGTACCGGATGCCGGATCGACGGAACCAGCCGGCGTGCTGGTGCCATCAAGGCGCTTGATCTCCAGCAGTGGCCGATCGATCAGCAGCGGCGCCTTGTTGGTGCTGGTGCTCGCCATCTCAGATCACAGGACTGCTTGCGCCGAGGGTATGGCGCCTCAGGCGGCGGCCATCCCCATCAACTCATTGCGGAACGCGGCTGACGCGGCGAACGTGCGCGCCAGCTCCTCGTCATCCGCCGTGCTGCTGCCGCCCGTGCTGGTGCTGCCACTGCCGGTGGCCGGCACGGTCCAGTCACTGCTGCTGGGGTAGCCGTCATCCAGATCGCCCAGTGCTGGATTGGGCTGCATGATCGGCGCATTGACATTGATCATCTCGCCGCCAACTTCCCGATCGGTGTAGTCCCGCAGGAACTCCTCACCCCAGGTGGGGCGATAGGGGACATCGAACATGCCGCTGTTGATGGCGGCATTGGCCTCATCGGTGCCATCAAAGGCGCCCTCGATCTCCCCGCCCTTGTTCTTGTCCTTGTTCTTGTTTTTGTCCTTGTCGCCGCGGCCATCGCCCCGGCCATTGCCGCCATCGCCGCCCCGGGTGCGCTCGCCGTAGATCGGCACGTACTCGGTGCTCCCCGGGCGGTTCTCCAGCCGCGACCCGGCACCGTCAAACAGCCAGGGCATCACCGCGCCGGCGCTGTCTGCCTCGATGTCGATCCGCTTGTAGCCCACCACGGGGGCGCCCTTGCCGCCCTTCAGGGAGTAGCCGGTGCGATCCAGATAGGCATTCAGCTTGTCAGCTGACTTGCCGCCGGCCATGCGATTGCGCCAGCTCGGCACGCCATATTCACCCTTCCACTCGGGATCCACATCGCCGCCACGGGCAGCGACGCCGCCATCTTCGTTGAGCCAGAGGCGCTGGCCGGATGTGCCGGGAAGTTCGACGGAGTGCCGCTGCCAGGGCTTCTTCTCTCGATCGCCATCACGGCGATTCCTGCCATCGCGGCCATCACGGCGATCACGGCCATCGCCGCGGCGATCCCGATCATCATCCCGTCTGCCCTGGCCCATTGCTTGCCCTGCGCTGCAGGGAGGGTATGGACGGCGCTACAGACCCGTGCTCGACCCGTAGCGCTCGTCCTCGTCTTCGTCCTCGTCCATGCTCAACCCGTAGCGCTCCTGCGCGTCCTCATCCAGCAGGGACTCGGGGCGCACCGCGGTGGAACTGCTGCTGCTTGAAGACGAGGAATCACTGGACGTATCGCTGCTCCAGCTGCTGCTGTTGTCATCGATGTACTGATTGGCCTCATCGATGGCGCTCTCCATGTCATCGTCCAGCGAGCCGGGCTGATAGGGCTGGTAGCCGTTGAAAATCACTGGCTCCAGATCCGGCTCAAAGGTGTCGATCGCATTCAGCTCAGCATTGAGCCAGCTGTCGAGATCGGCCGTGCCATAGCTCTGGCCGGTGGAAGGGGGCGGGGTTGTCGGCTGAACCGCAGAAGATGAGCTGCTGGGCATGGTCTGCGTGGGCTGAACAGACGCGCTCTCCTGCGCTGCCGCTGACTTCTCCTTGGCAGCGATGGCCTCGTTTTCATTCCAGCGGTCGATCTTCTGCTCAGCGCCGGGCTTGACCGTCTCGGTGTTGTCCTCGATCTTGTTGATCTGATCGAGGGTGTAACCGTCCTCCTTGAGCTGCTTGGTTTCCTTTTTGCTCAGCGTGTCGCCAACCTGCTCCTCGCCGGAGTTGACCGTCAGCTCCTTCTGCGCAGTCTCTGATTTTTCCTTGGCAAGGACGGCCTGCTCCTCTTCCTCCTTGGTCAGCCCACTGCTGCTACCACCACTGCTGCTCTTGTCCTTCTCCTTGTCCTTCTCCTTGTCTTTCTCCTTGTCCTTGTCGCCACCGCCGTTGTCCTTGTTCTTGTCGCCGCCGCTATCACCGCCGCCGTTGTCCTTGTTGTCGCCGCCGCCGCCCTCTTTCTCTTTCTCCTTGTCCTTGTCGCCACCGCCGTTGTCCTTGTTCTTGTCGCCGCCGCTATCACCGCCGCCGCCGCCGCTATCACCGCCGCCGTTGTCCTTGTTGTCGCCGCCGCCGCCCTCTTTCTCTTTCTCCTTGTCCTTGTCCTTGTCGTCCTTGTCCTTGCTCATCAGCCCTGCCCCCTGCTGTTCTCCGAGAGGGTAGGGGCGTCCATCGCCTGCACCTGGCCATAGGCTTCTGCCCGCTCAGGGGTGTACTGCGGCAGGGCCTGGTTGATGTAGCTGACCAGGAACGCCTGGCCGGAGTCTCCGTGCTGTGTCATCGATGAGTCCTCAAGCGGAAGGTGGCATCGAGCTGGGCTTGCCCTTGCTCGTCATCTCTTTCTTGATCGATGGGAACTGCGCCATCGAAGGATCACCCTGGACAGTGTATGGAGCAAAGCGGGGATCGAGATCCATCGATGCCGGCATCGGCGCCTGCCCCCGCTGCGCCACCACCATCAGATCATCGAAGCTCTGCAGCGGCTGCGCCGGCAGGGGGGCACCCTCGTAGCCGCTGATGCCCGGCCGAGCGATCGGCTGGTTGCTCAGCACCCATTCATTCGGTGCCTGCTGCACGGGGGAGAAGCCGGTGCGGGCCTGCATCTGCGGCAGCTTCAGGCCCTCCTGCATCGCCAGCCGCTCGTTGTTCTGCCAGGAGGGGGCCAGCAGTCGCGTCGCTGCAGGCGTGGGCGGCACCTCAAACGCCGCCGTGCCCTGCCGCAGCTGCTGCCAGTCGCCATAGAGGTTGCTGGCAACCACGGGGAAGGCGGCATCCTTGTGGCTGTCGAAGTTGCGCGGGTTGTTCGGCACCGTGCGCTGCTCGGCCGGTGCCACCATCCCCAGCTGCTTGTAGAAGGTGTCAGCGCGGGACTGCTCCCGCTTGTTCAACACCCCGGCACCTTCTGGATCGCTGCCCTTACTGAGGTACGCCCCGGGGGCCATCCGCCGTGCTGCTCGTGCTGTCGGATTCATTGATGCTCCTCAGCGGTTGTAGAAGTTGAAGCCTGCCGGTGGCGTCACGAAGGACGGCCCCTGGCCCATGCGCCGCGCTGCGTCCACCTGTTCGGGGGTGAGCATCGGCAGCTTGGTGGTGGCGCCGGCCTTCGGGGCACCCAGCCCCAGGGCCAGCGCATTCGTGGCGCCGTACATCGCCGTCATCTCCGGCGGGGTGAGCGTGCGTGCGTCCACCCCGGCATTGGCCAGTGCCGACAGCGCTGTGGGATTCGTCTCACCGTTGACGCCAGGCACCACCTGGGCGTTCACCTGATACGGGAGCATGCCGGTGCCGGCCGCCTTGAACGCCTCCGCCCCCCGGGCTCGCAGTGCCTGATCGGCCGCGGCCGTCATCGAGAAGGCGGGTGAGCGAGCCGCTGCTGCAGCTGCCGGCACCTGAGGCGTCTGGGCGCTGAAGGCAACGGCTGGATCGATGCCGCTGCTCCCCAGCTCAGCGCTGGAAAGCGAGAAGTTCTGCGGCATCGCTGCGCTTGCGGCGGCTGCCACTGGCACCTGACCGTTTTGCACCTGCCCCAGGTATCCCTCCAGCTGCTTCATCGACATCGGCCGCATCTGATTGCTGTCGGCTGCAAATTGCTGTAGATCGCCGCCTTGAGCTGCAATCTCGTCGGCCACCACCAGCCGGGCCCGGCGCATGCCCTCCAGGGAGTCCGGCGCATCGAGGAAGGCCCGGCGGCGGCGGCTTTCCAGATCGCCGCCTGCGGCTGGAGCTGCAGCGGCTGGATCAAAGTTTGTGCTGGTGACGCCGCCCCCGCCCAGGTTCAACTGCGGTGCGTTGGCGCCGAATGCCACGGCCGGATCGATGGGTGGTTCGCCACTCATCGCACCGGGCTTGGGCTGCCAGCCGCTCGTCATCAACTTGCTGGCGTCGACGCCAGGGGCGCCGGCGGCGAACGCTGCCCTCCAGTCCATTCCGCCAGCGGCGCCGCCGCGGCCCAGGCCCAGGGCCTGCAGCTGCGCCGAGGCGTCCGCCAGATCCCTGGCGCCAGGGGGGATCGAAGCAGCCATGCTCCGGCTGGCATCCACCGCCGGCGCACCGCCGGCACCCACGGATGCGGGAGCCGTGGCCGCCACCCGGGCCATCGTGCGCTGCGCTGGTGGGATGCTGCCACCACCTGCCGGCCCGCCAGGGCCAGGCGGCGGGGGAGCAGGGGCGGCACCCCTCACCGGCGGCTGTCTATTGCCGGACTTGGGCGGACCAACCGTGATGCCCTGCCGGGCCATCTGGAAGTATTCATCGTGGCGATTGGCAAAGCGGGAGGGGGGACGACCTGCAGGTGGGGCTGCCACATTGCCCGGGTTGGGAGCACTGCTCCGCCCCCCGCCCCGGCCTCCATTCATCGCCCGGTCCATCTGCTGGCTGTAATCCAGGTTCAGCGGTGGAAGGACAGGCGCCACCGAGCGGCCTGACACAGCACGCCGCATATCGCCGGGGTTGGTGATCGGCATTGCTCAATCCGTGTTGCGATGAGGGTATGGAGGCCCTACGCCCAGGCCATTCCGCCTGAGGCCTCCAGCAATCGCGTGCCCACCGATGTGTCTGCAGGGCCGGGCACCGCCAGGATGAACTCGCTGCCGCTGCGCTCAAACGCATACCGCCGCACCTCCTCACGGCGATAGTTCGCCAGGTAGAGCGTCTCCGCCAGGCGATCCACCTCGCGCAGGTAGATCTCCCGGTACTGGGTATCCGCCGAGAGGGGATCGGCGATGCTGATCGCCCGGTTGGCATCCCCGAAGATCGTCTGGGTGCGACTGGGGGCGATCTGCCCGGTGGTGGACACCGCCCGCAGCACCTCCGAGGCATCCCAGGCTCGATCACAGCGATCCAGCTGGTTGATGATCCGCTCGTACCAGTGGCTGTTCGGGATGCGATTCACCGCTTCATGGAAGCGAGCCATGTCCCCGGCGGGGACCGTGGCACCTTCATTCATGCCGAGGTGAAAGGCGGCCCTCTCAATGTCGTGCTGATTCAGCCGCATCGGCCGCGCCCCCTGACATCAGGAGGGTATGGCCGCGACCTCAGCTCACATAGAGCGTGTTGCTGGAGAACACGGTGTCCCAGTTCACCCGGGTGCTGGCAGCGCGCAGCTGATCGAGCGTGCGGTACACCTCGCCGGGCTGGGAGAGCTGGTTGGACTTGATCGTCTTGGCCACCCGGTAGCCGACGCCTGGCACCCGCTTGGCGATCTCCTCTGCCGTGGCGGTGTTGACGTTCAGGCGGGTCTCGGCGATGTCGATGATCGGATCAGGGATCGGGTCATCCGCCTCTTCTCCCACCCGGCCGGCAGCGGTGGTGGAGTAATCGGGCGTTCCCTGTTCATCGCAGGGCAGCAGGTTGGAGAGCAGGGCGTAGTAGGGGACGTTGTCCTGGCCCTTGACCAGCACAAAATCCTCCTTGCCTCCCTCGGCGCCGACGCGCCTCACCCGCTTGCCTGTGCGCTTGTCCTGATAGATGGTGGACACGACTGTGGCTGGCTGGACTGGAGTGAGGGTAGATGCAACCGCGGTTGTTGCACAGGGGATTGCCGCTGCTGACAGGGCAAAAAAAAGCCCGGCCACAAGGACCGGGCTCTCGCTCGGAGTTAAGCCTCCCCGAAGCGAAGTGAAGCCTACACCGAAAGCAGCCTACCAGCTCAACCGGCGTAGCCGCTGTACTCCGCCCCGGGCAGGGAGACGGAATCCATACCAGCCACCGTCTCCGGCACCAGATAGACCACTTCGCCCACCACGTAGCAGCCGCCGGTGAGGGAGGAGCTGATGGCACTGCCGGCGGTGTTGCCGGCGGTGGCGATGGAGTAGAGCTTGAGGGTCAGATCGGTGTTGGTGATGACGGGCGCCCCGAAGGCCGTCTGCACCAGCTCGGTACCGGTGGGCACCTGGCCGGCCGCATTGACAACAATGGCGGCGGTGCCATCCGACGCGGTGCGGATTGCACCGGCGGCGATCGAGCCAGCAGCGGACGAGGAAATGGTGGCGGTGGAGATCGCCAGCAGATCGGTGGCGGTGCCGACCAGGCCGCTGCCTAGCCCGTCGGCGGCCTGGCGGCTGCCGGAGCTGTAGTAGCCAGGCTGGGCGTTGACCGCGGGGACGCGGAAACCAGCGCGGAGAACGGCAGCACCGGAGGGGATGAACAGCCCGGTGATGTCAGCACGGGGCTTGTCATCAGGGCGCAGATCCGGCGAGAGGATCTTGAAGTCCCAACTGGTGGCACCGGCGGTGATGTGAGCGACACCCACCTTCCGCACTGCCAGCCAACCGGGGCAGAACATCAGGGCCTGCTGCTTGCGATCACGGGGATCGCCGGAAGCACGGCCATTGGTGGAGAAGTCGTCGTTGGGCGATGCGTAGGCGTTCAGGTGAACGACAGCATTGCCCGGGAAAATCTTCTTGTAAGACTCAGCCATGGAAAGTTACCTCTTGGATGGGTGAAATGTCCTCCTTAAGTTCAGACGGAGTAGATGAAGCTGTGGGCGATGGTAACGAAATCTAGATTCAGATTTTCGAACCCAGCGAAGAGGCTCCAGATGAGGATTACATACCTACTGAAGTCATCATTCGAGTTAATCAGGATTTGAGCGTTATTCCCGCCAACCCCAATTCCGACAGCTTGAGGCCCGAAGAACATGGCCGTTGCAGCACGGGTGCTCTTCGCGGTGTTGGCGGAGAAGCCCGATGCACCGTCAATCGACACCGAATAGTTATATTCGGGGACGTTGGTTGACTCGAAGAAGCGCACGCCCTCAAAGAGGAATCCCTGCGGCATTACAGGAGCACCGGCGACAAAGCCGGCTTGTCCATAGGCGGGGCCCATGCCCAGGAAATTCGATGCGTTTGGCGCCATGAATGGCTGCATCGGATTGACCATCCCGCTGCCAGGATAGCGTGCCACTTCGCGGAAATCTTCGTCCTGCCTGAGGTGCATGAGGAAGGCAGGATCGACCAGTGCTCTATAGTAACCATCCGCAAATGTGGGGACGTTACGTGCACGCATATCGGTGACGACCTTGAGTAGATCGTTCTTCACCGAGAACTTGGCCTGGTTCTCATCACCAGCACCGGAGACATCGTAGCCAGGCGTCGCCAGGCCGGCTTCACTCAGACCACCAGGGAAGTAGTAACCACCCTGCTCATCATTGGCCTGACCGCGAGAGTAAGCCTTGTAGAGTTCGTTGATAAAGACACGATCGCGCCAGCGGCGATAGTCGTCCAAAAGTGTCAACGAACCGATTGATTGGTGGAAGACTCCGATATTCCCAGTGTCCAAAAGTAGACGCTGAGCGGTAAGCAAATTCTCCCGGCTGACCTTGAAAGTGCTGGGCTGATCGGGTTCAACCGGATCAGCGGGACCGGTGTATTCGTGGAGCGTCACCAAGACTTTCTGCTTGGTGATGTTCCGGCTGCTGGCGGTGCCGATGGTTTGATCAGGATTCCGCTGACGGGTTTCCTTGGAACCAGGCGCTCCCCAATAGCTGTAACGATCCAGCTGGACCGTCTGGCCCGGCATTTTGGCATTGCCGGGTTGTTACCCTAGAGGCTCTTTATCCCCTAGTTCACTTACTTATGGCATTGTAAGTGTTCAGACTATATCATCACCCACAGCACTACCTGTTTGGGTGTCCCGCGCTCGTGCCTCCTTATCGCCCACTGCTTAGCGTTGGGGCTCGCTCCAGTTCGCCTTGCCGCGATTGCAAGATGAAAACCGGAGGTCGGTCTTGTATTCCATGCAAGATGGAATCCACGATTTAAGCGACTCAACCAGCTTGGCTGACATCCTCCCTGAGCACCGAAGAATAAACTTCCCGGGAGAGGTGTTGTGGGGCTTCAGCTTCATATCCGCGCCGGTTAGCGAATAGACCCATTCGCGGATCACTTCGCATTGATCAGCGGTGTCGCAGACGGCAAGTGTTGTCTCCCGTTCACGGAGCTGCATCTCCCCTGTATGTTTCGACCGGCGATACCTCAAATGAAGATGCCCATCGTCCATATAGAAAAATGCAAGTCCCATAATGCCCGCGTATTTCAGTAGAGCGGGGGAGATTAACTTCTTACCACCAGGGTAGAGAAGCTGCCTTAGTCCTTCCAGGCAGGGAAGGGAAGGGGTCCACCACTGGCAAGTCCCGTAGGTCTTGCCGGTTTGCTTGTTGAATACGGACCTCTCCTTCACTTCATTTGAAGATCCGAGAGCGGCGTTCAGCAAGTCAGCCTTGTATTGCAAATATTCAAGCTGTTTAGCGCTGTGCCCGATGCACAGCAATGAAGTCGCCGAACTGACTGACTTCAGGTGCCCATCGCCGATTGAAACGGCAATGAGAAGCCTGGCTACATCAGTGTCTCCGACAGAGGTAGTCGTTGAACCTTCCGCCCATTCCTGGACGGCTTGGCTGCTGATTGTCCTGTGGCTCGTAAGAGCTGCCATGGAGTTCCAGCAATTCACGGGATTGGCACCAGACGGTTTCCCGACTGGGTTCCCCGTCAGCCTAGCATTTGGCCAGGCTGCTTGAGAAATCGTGCACAACAACTGGCTCGATTGCCATCTCCGACACGTAGGTCGGATGGGGCCTGTAAAGCTCTGCCCCAAGGATCTTGGGGAAATCACTCAAGGGATCCCTGGTTTCCCAGGGGCTTGGACCATCTCATCATCCTCCACCGTTGAGGATGTCGGGCGCTCGTGCTGGTTATTAAGGGGGCTGGACCCCTCCAGTGGCCTCTGCACCTTCCGGCGGTGTACCGCCGGCTTGGCTCAGGATTACCCGTGCCTGCGCTTCTGAGACGCAGGCACTTTCAGGCACACCAGCGGCAGTTGATGCTGCAGCTGTCGCTGGTGCTCAGTTGTCAAGGTTCCCAGCTGCTGCTGGTCTGCTCAGAAGTGATGCCGATGGGGCTTCCCTGAATTCACCCGATGCTCACTCGATCGTTGCCGATCAAGGGGACAGTGTGAGGTTCACCTATCAATCCACAAAACAGAAAGCGCCTCCTGCGCGAATTCGGTGTGGAGACAACCCGGGTTATTCCCGTGTGCCTTAAGCCGGATGGTATGTACCCTTATGCCTGTGTAAGAGCAACTGCAATGGCTGGCACGCCACGCACGATCCTCAATCCCTACGAATCAGCGGCCTTGACGCGGCTGGTGATGTCCTTCTGTTTGGGCAAGGGCTCGCTCTGCCTGTATAGCCGTTGCTATGTCCTGCAGATTGCCCAGCCCAATCGCGCCGGTGACTACGCCCACTACCAGTGGCGGCGCATCTGCCAGTTCATCCCAACCGCCAAGGCACCGCGCTTCCATCCCCTCGGTGAGCCGCTGGAGGGGGAGGGAGATGACCGCGGCCAGTGGCGGCTGCGGATCACCAGTCGCTGGTTTGAGACGGCCTACAACATGCTCTATCCCCTCAGTGGAGCGGACGCCGAGACGGGCTTCCGCCCATTCCGCATCGAGCAGCCAGCACTGGAGTTGCTGGGTGCGGAGGCGATCGCTTCGCTGTGGGCGGATCGTGGCCGTGTCCTGCGTGGCTCTGGCGCGCTCAAGGGGCAGCTGAACCTCAGTCGCATCTCCTTTGAAGAGGCCGACCTGCTGGCGGCCTGGATCGCCCGGCTGACCGGCGCCAACGGCGAAGTGGACCGCAGCCCCCGCAACGCCAACGCACCGATGCTCTTCCTGGAGCAGGAGGATCTGCTGGCAATGCTGCAGGCGCTGCGGCCCACCTGGATGGCGCAGGCGCCCTGTCTGCTGGGCAAGTTCCAGCCCGAACTGCCGCCGCCGTCCAAGGCGATGCCGCGTCGCTCTCGCCGCCGCCGGCTGGCCCTCTCAGCGGCAATGGAAACCGGACCGGCCGGTGCCGCGCCGGTGCCGGCAGAGCGCAAGCGCAACCGACGCATTCCCGTGCAGCGGCCAATGCTGCCGCCGCTGCTCAACCAAGCAAGCTGAGTGCTTCCAGGAAGTAGGGGGACTGGGCGAAACGCCGCCGACCCGTCCCCTCCAGATCAGCACTGACGGCCTGCGCTGCTGGCCGGAAGGTGCTGCCCAGTTCAGCGATCAACGCATCGAGGTTGCGGGTGCTGTTGATCGCCGCTACGGCCAGTGGCGAGGTGCCACCGCCACCACCCAGCAGGGGGGCAAGATCGCCTGCGCTGCCGGAGTGGCCGGCCGCCAGCGCAGCCAACAGGACGCTTGTATCGCCGCCCGATGCCGCAGGAGCGGAGGGGGCAGGTGGTGATGCGCTGGAGGCCGGCGCCTGGTCGCCATTACCCGGGTTGGGCGCTGCGCCGAGACGGGCGTTGTAGAAATCGAGCAGCTCCTGGCGGCCCTTCACCGGCTGGCCGTAGTAGCTCTTGCCGGCACTGGTGGGCAGGGATGCCCACTCCGGCGCCAGGCGGTTGAGCGCCGCGGCATCGAGCGGCTTGGAGGGATCAACGCCGCGGCCCCGCACGAGCTGCAGGGCGGCCCTGTCCTGGTTCTCCGGTGTCATCGCTGTGTTCTGCCCACCATTGGCGCCCTTCCAGGTGGTGGAGAGGAACTGGTAGGCGCCGGTGGCATCCGAGGCGTAGCCGCCGCTTTTCACCACCCGCCCCGGGTGGGGCTTGGATGGATCCACCTTCTGATACCCGAAGGTGATGTCGTAGCGCGGGCGACTGGACTTGCTGTCCCAGGTGCCTTCCGCCTTGCTGATCGTGTCCAGCAGGGCGCGTTCCCGAGCCGTGATCCCATTCACTGCACAGCTCCGCTGAGCATTTCATAGCGGCGTGAGGGCATCGGCCGCTCGCCCGTCAGCTGGGCCAGTTCAGCCAGTTGAACGGCAGCGTCATCGCTGTATCCCTTGGAGCGGAGATTGGCGTGATCTTCACGGAACTGCTCGATGCGCAACTCCAGCTCATCTCCGCGTTCGCCGGCAAACCGTGGTGGCGGACCTGTGTAGACCTCGGGGCGGCCTTCGCCTGGTTGCGCCGCGGTGGGCGACTGGGTGTGGCGTACTGCTTCAGCAGCCACCTCATTCGATCCCGCGAAGCGTCTCAAGGTTCCGCTGTAGCTGCGGAGAGGGTATGGAACCCAGCCGACTTGCACCGACTGGGTTCTGCTGTGATCAGACGATCGGCATGGTGCCAGGTGTTTGGCTGTCGCCATTGAGAGCATCAATGGCACCCAGGAACCCCCAGGCACCCACGCCGGTAGCGGTGATCGCCGCGGCCTGCTCCGCCATTCGTGCCTGGGCGTTGGTGATCGTGTGACCAAACACCTCCTGGCCCTGGAGCGCAGAGCGGATGTGTCCGCCCATCGGGGCAGACATCATCTGCCGCAGGATCGCCTGACGGCCTTGCTCGTCAAAGGGGTTGTTGGCATACCCCGCGAGCCGGCCGCGGCCTTCCTGCTGGTAGAGACGGGTGGCGTTGATGTGCGGCACCGCACCAACCGGTGCCTGATAGGAACCGCTGGCCGCTGCGTCAGGGAGAGCGCCGGCCAGGACTTCTCGGCCTACCTCCCCCTGCTGCATCGCAGCTCTATTCGGCAGGTGACGCTGCATGAACTCCACGTCAGAGTCCCAGGAGCTGAAGGGGCTCCCGGGCGCGGAGGATCCCCTGACGGCCTGATCCATCAAGGTGGGATCAACGACTGGACTGCCGAGGGCTTGCCGGGCCCTGGCCACACGAGCCATTCCCGCGTTCATCACATCGGCCTCTCAGAGAGCTGGAGCAGGGCGGCGTCGACCATGCCGCGGCCCTGGGGGGACATCCGGCTCCACACCTGCTGGTTGGCGAACTCCTGCGCCTCCTGCGCCCTGACGAACGCATCGGTGGTGTCGGGCTGTTGATAGCCCGCACTGGCACCGCGCAGGGCATCCAGCTGTCGCTGAGTGGCCTGGGCTGGTGCGACGGTTTCAGCAAACCGCATGGCGTTCTCGCCTTCGATCTGCGCCTCCTGCAGCTGACGGTTGCTGCTGAAGTGCGAGTCCCAAGCAGCTGACTGCTGCGGGGTGCCCACCGCGAAGGTGCGCGTCGGCGGTGCAGAAGGTGCACCGGGGGAGAACACCTCGCCGCTGAGCTGGCGGGAGGCCTCCATGTCCCCCAGATCCACGGCTCGCTGCAGGGGGTCGATCGGCGCAGCCTTGGGTGCGGCGGGGGTGCCAGCCAGGCGGAAGTCACCGGCCTGGTGCCCGCCCAGTGCCGCGGCATCCTGCTGCGCCTGCATCAGCTCGCCGAGGTTTCTACGGAATTGAATGCCCATCAGATCCTCCTGGGTTAGGCGTAAGCATTGAGGGCCTGCATTGCTGCGGCGTACTCAACGGGGTTGGCCTGCTGCTGCCCCTGGGCGATCAGGTGATTGACCAGGGCGAGGCCCGCAGCGCCGGTGCCAGCGGCGAGAGCGCCATAGGCCATGCCGGTTTGCACGGGGGAGAGGTTGTCCATCCGCGGGATCCAGTCGGGCATGCCGATGTCCGCAGTGGCATTGGGCAGAGGTGCAGCGCCGAAGCGGGATGCCAAGGCGGCTTCATCGAGGCCCATCGCCCTGGCGGCCAGTGCGCGGCGCTTCTCGTCTTCACCCATCAGATCAGCGCCCATCACCTTGGCGGCGCGGGCAGCGCCGTGGCCCATGGCCTCGGTGTGCATGCCGGCCAGCTCCTGGTTCCGGCGCATGCCGGCCTCTGTCAGCTGACGGGCCGCCTGCCACTGCTCGTCGGTGGCATTGGCGCGGGGGATCTGGCTGACCTGCTCGATGATCTCATCAGGAAGCAGTCCGGTGTTGGCCGAGATCTGGCCCAGGGCCTCATCGAGGGTTTCATACCGCGACTGATTCGTGGCCTTGTCCCAGACCCTGTGCAGGACCGGGACATAAGTGGTTTCGCCTTTGCCCCTGTCGTAGGCGATGGTGACATATCCGCCATCGCCCTGACCCTGAATGGCCCGCTGAACGATCGCGTTCTCCTCTGGCCAGATCTTGCCCTTGCCGTCAAGGGACACGCCTCGACGGAAGTAGCGCTCCAGCTCCTTGTCCTTGGGCGGCCTATCACCGCCCCCACCCCCGCCAGCGCCGGAAGTGCGGCGGGGGGCGGCGCCAGGCGCTGCTGCTGTGCCAGCTTCATAGACGGGGGTGTCACTGACGACACCCCGTCCCTTGAGGGAGGGAGGCATGGCTCAACCCTCCATGAAGAGCACCTTGCGGCGCACGGCATCAGCGGGGGCGGTGGCCAGCACCTTCCAGGCTTCCTGGGGGTTGGTGTCCATCAGCTGGCTGAACTGGGACCAGGGATCGCCCACCTGTCCAGCGGCGCTGGCAGCGGGGTTGGGCATCGGGGGCATCTGCGGGCGCTGGAACGCCTGAGCCTGGGCCTGCACCTGGGCCTGCTGCTGTTGCTGACGCTGCAGCGCCTCGCCGTAGGGATCCATCCTGGGATTCTCGGCGCGGGGCATCAGGGGCTCACCGCCCTGCACCATGCCCTGCTCCAGTGCTTTCTGGGCGCGCTCGGCCGGCGTCTGCACGGGGTAGGGGCCACCTTCCGAGAAGAACTTGAGGGTGTAGTCGGAGAGGGTGGCGGGATCGGTGAGGATCTTCATCATCGCCTTGCGATCCGCAGAGGCAGCGCGCAGGACGCTCTGCACCCGCTTGATGTAATCGCGCTGCTCGGCAATCGCCTGGGACTGCTGCCGCTGTTGGCCAAGGGCCTCCAGCAGGGCGTCCTCCACCTGGATGGAATAGGCATTGAGCTTGGCGGGGGCTTCTGCGCCGAAGTGGCTCAGGACTTCCAGCGATTCATCCGAGACGGAGGAGAGGTAGCCGTCAACGGCGGGCGCGGCGGCCTGCTGTTGCTGCTGGGCGATCGCCTGAACGGCCGCGGCCTGCTGTGCCAGCTGCGCCATCTCCACCGGGCTGGGAGAGTACGCCGGCATTGCTGGGGGCGAGGAGATCTGGGCTGCCATAGGCGAGGCGACCACCTGCGGCATTTGCGGAACGCCCCAGTTGCCCGTCTGTGCCGCCGTCAACCCTTGTGGGGTCATAGCTGAGGGTGCCACCCATCCCGTAGATGGCTGCACTGCTGTCGGGGCGCCGATCAGCTGATTGAACGCCGCCTGCCAGGGTTGAGCCTGGGGCGCCATTGCCGCCGAATCCCAGCTGGGCTGTGTAGGCACCGCCACCTGCTGCGCCATCTGAGGCATAACCCCAGGTGGCATCGAGACGCTGGGCGGCATTGGTGCGGCGCTTGGTGCGGCTCCGTTCCAGCTGGGTTGGCTCACCGCGGGAGGCGCGTAGGCGATCGGCGTCGGTGAGGGTTGTTGGGATACTTGCGAAGTCGACATCGGAATACTGACCGGAGTAGGAAAGTTCTCGCCTGAGGTGATCAAGCGTCCTGTAGATGTACGGGACGAGATCGAGCTGTGGATCAGCGGCGAGAGGCAGATCCGGCTCTTGGGGATGCGGCACCTGGAAAGCGCTGCGAATCAAATCGACGAAAATTCCAGCTGAGCGTTGTGTCGCTTCCACCATGCGGAACGGATAACCGCTCAGCATGGCAGCGCGCTCTTCTGGTGTTTTCTGCGGGAACAGGTACTGAAGTGCCTCGATAGATGAGACGCCAAGCTCCTGCAGGTTCCGGCAGACGATGGAATTGTTGAGGATGTCCTGGGGCGAGTCTTCAAAGACCTGACCCGTCCAGCGCCAGTCTACCCGTGAATCCCCATCGGGGATCAGTCCGACGACTTCCGATGGGATGTCGCCAGTCTGCTTGACCTCCTCAATGGCTTGCGCCACCTGCTGTTGCCAACCGGTGAAAGCCTTGTCGTACTTGGCCTGAGCGGCTTCCACCTCTTCTGGAGGCAGGGCTTCAGACAGGACGGGCTCAGGCTTGAGCAACCCCAGCGCCTGCGCCAGAGACTCACGAAAGATCGTCTCCTCGTGGTGAATCATCAACGCGAAGATCCGGCAGAAGCCGTACTCCATCAGATCCCGGTTTTTGCGGGTGGCCGTTGTTGCGACGCGGCCGTAGAGCGTGCGCACCTCAAAGGCGGTGGCACCGGAGGAGATGGAGAGATCATCGACGCCGCCGAGGGCAGCGCGGATCATCTCCTGGTATGCCTGGGCGTAGGCCGTGAGATCGCCACTGACCGGATCAGGAGTGATGTACCCGACGCGATCGGCGGCCTCGACGTTGGCAATGATCCGCGGCACCCGCAGACCCTCGGAGGAGCCGCCACCTGTGGGCTGGGAGACGCGGCTGGCGGCGCGGTTCAGGCCGACAAAGCCGCTGGAAGAGGAGATGGTGGCGCGTTGGGCCGTGCTCGATTCACTATCGGGCTCCACCAGATCGTGGCGCGGGCGGCTGGAAACGAGGGTGGGCGTTCCGAAGAAGCGCAGGTTGCCCTTGATCGCCTTCACCATCCGATCGTGCTGAAGGATGTAGCTGCCCACCCAGTCGAACTCGCCGTGGCCGCTGCCGGCCTGCAGTCCGCGGTTGTTGAAGACCTCGGTGGCAGGGATGAAGCCGAGTGAATTGACGAGGGTTTCACCGGGCCGCCCGGCGACCATCTCCTCTCCGAACTGGGGGCGCTCAGGGGAGATGGCCTGCTCGATGCGATCAGCGAAGACGCGCAGCCGAATCCAGCGCAGCTCGCCATTGCTGGCACCGGCAAAGAACCGCTCCTCAGCGCTACCAAGCTGGCTGGCATCCAGAGCGCTGCCGAAGCCCCGGGGCGGCCTGACCTTAAAGGAGTAGATGATCTGGACTTCTTCCAGGAAGCCGTCCTCGTCGTAGTAGGTGCGGTACTGATCCTGGGAGAAGTAATGGATGCGGTAGAGATCCTTGGCGGGGCGGAAGTAGAGGAGCCCTTTGCCATCAATCAGGAACGAGTCGATGATCGACTCAAAGCGGGAGGACAGCTCGTTGAAGTCCACCACGCGGCGCAGGAACTCGCGGCGCTGGTTGAAGGAATCCTGCCTGGCGAAGAACTCGATCCCCTGCCGAAGCATGAACAGCCGCATCTGGGAGAGATGGGCGGCCACGACCATCGTGTCGACGCCATCGCCCACGGTGCGGTTGCGAGCCGCGTCAAGGATGGACTGAAAGCGTGTGGCGTCGAAGCTCACGGGGAACCCTCGCTACGCCGGAGGGTATGGCGGCTGCTCGGGATTGCTGGATTGGAGTTGCATCGCCGCGGCCACCAGCGCTGCGCTGCCGCCGAGGCCCGCCATCCACGGCCAGGCCTGGCCGGCGAAACGGCGGGCATCATCGAAAAAACTGAGCTGCTCCGCCGCCGGTGCTGCCGTGGACTGGGACACCGGCGCTGACACCGGAAGTGGGGCGGCCGCGGCCTTCTGCGCCGCCAACAACTGGATAGCGTCGAGGTCGCCGCCGCGGGCATCCCAGACCGGCAGCCCCTGCTCCTGAGCCACCTTGACCATGTGATCAGTGCCGCGGCCGCCGGGCATCACCAGCACGGCATCAGCGTTCTGCGCCATCAGCGCATTGCGCGCAAAGCCGGCATTGGCGTTGTAGGGCCGGCCCTGGCGGTTCGTGCGAACGACCGCACCGGGGGCGTGGATGTCATCCCAGGCGGCGTGGTAGCGCTGGATGGGCACGCCAGCTGCTTTTGCCCATTGCTCCCCGAGGGCATCAGCGCCGCGGGCCCCACCGCTGACGATCTGCAGCGGCCCGTAGGGGCTGGCCTTATTGAGCTGCTGCAACAGTTCGGCTGGGCCGTACTCCTGCAAGGAGCACTGCAGGGCCTGATCAAGGAAGGCCGGATCCTGGAAGTCCCGGCCACCGGCAACAACCAGACGAAAGGGCTGCCCCACGGGGACGCCAGGCATAGCCACTGGCGCAGCGCCTTCCCACTCCCACCAGGGCCGCACATTTGCCGGCATCCCCGCAGCTTCAACCCGCTCACGGATTACCTCCTCTGGCAGGGAGGCCAGGCCCTGCCCAACCCGAGTGAGGTAGAAAGTCCGATCGCCATAGAGTGCAGCATCAGCGGCGAGCTGATCCAGTGACGCCCCAATTTCATCAAGCGGCCTGACCCGCAACCGCTCGTCTTTTGTTGGCAAGGCATACGCATTGCCCTGCAAGCCCTGGCCCTGTCCATTGACAGCCCCAAAACGCTGACGAGCCGTCAAGGCCGCGCCCTTGCCATGGCGCCCAGCCAGGTTACTGCCAAAAACGAAGACCTCCCCGGGATCAAGCGATTCGATGAAGCCGTTACGAATCCTGGCCATTACCGCCCCGCTAGCTGTGCTTCCAGCTCGCGGATCTTCCGATCCTTGGGCGTCTCCAACCCCAGTTGATTGGCGGCGAGCATGCCGACGCCAATCCCGCCAAGGATGCCCACCTCATCGCCGATGAAGCGCCCCACGGCGCGGCCTACATGCTCGCCGGTAATCGGCGCTGCCTCGCTGTCGGCGACGGCACGCAGCAGCTCCGGTGTCACCAGCGGCATCTTCTGCACGGCTGTGGTGTCGCCAAAGCGATCCGCCAGGCGATGCAAACCTTCTGGCATCGACGCATTGGCGCGGCTGACCAGATCGGCCTCCAGGTCCACTAGGGCATCGAGATCAATCCCCGACTGCTGCAACAGCTGCTGGCGCAGGGTGGGGTTGTTGATGGCCTGGCGCAGGGTGGCACTGTCAGCCGCCAGGGCGGCATCGAGCTGCTGACGGATTGCCGGCGGTGCGTTGTTGATCGCATCGACAAAGCCGTTTGCCTGGCGCAGCTCCATCAACTGATCCATCACGGCCTGAGGCACCTCGCCATCGCGCACCATTTTGGCGGCCTGGCGGTTCACCAGATAGTCCGCCACCTGGGAGCGGAGCATCTTGCCGTTCTCCTCCAGTGCCTTGCCCATCGTTTCCTGGCCGCCGATGCGGCCGATGGTGGCTGCCAGCCCGGCCTGATCCTGTAATGGTGCGCCATCTCGATACCGCGCCCCAAGCGAGGCACCGATACGCCGGCCCGCCATTCCCATGCCGATGCCGCCCAGGATTGCAGTGGCTGTTGTCAAAGCAGCGGCGCCGGGGTGGGCATCACCCTGCATGGCGATGGGCACACCTGCCATCAAGCCGCCGAGGGTGCCCTCCAGCACTTCCTCTCCGAAGGGGGTTTGTGCCCAGGCAATCAGCCGATCCGCCGCAAACGGTGATCCAGCCATCCATCCCACCCGCCGTCACCGGGAGGGTATGGACTCAAGCATCTTCATCCCGCCATTCGCCCCAGCTGGGCTGGAGCCGGCCGACGCCAACCAGGGCCCGCACCATCAACACGAAGGCATCGACGCAGTCGTCGTGCTCGCCGGCGCCGAAGTTCATCATCTCCTGCCAGAACGGCTCCCAGCTGAGGTAGCGATTCCAAATCACGCGGCCGGTCTGGAACAACCCGAAGGTGCCGCGGAAGCGGGTGAGCTTGTCGCCGCGGTAGCCGGTGACGGCCTTGAGGACGATGTTGTGCAGGCCGCGTTCATCCAGCAGGATCTTGCGGGCGTCGGCCTGCATCGACTGTTGGTAGCTGATGGCCTCAATGTTGATCGTGACGGGGACATCGGTGGGGAACCACTGATCGGCGTGCTCGCCATCGCCCTCGACGATCACGCCCCAGTCAGCCAGGAGCGCGCAGAGTTCATCGAGCTTCTCCAGGTTGCCCATCGAGCGGATGCGGCGATAGTCGATCACCTCGACGCGATCGCCGATGATGCCGCCCAGCACCATCACGGTGAAGTCGTTGCGCTCCTTGAGGCCGGAGGAGAGATCGATGCCGACCGCCAGGGCGTCATAGGACTCGATCAGATCACCGCTCTTGAGCCAGTCAGCCGGGAAGTCCACCTCGCTGCGGGAGACGGGGCGGTTCATGAACTGGAAGCTGAAGGCGACGGGATCCTCCGCCCGCAGCTTGCGCAGGTGCTCCAGGGAGTAGAAGTCCGGCCAGTAGCTCTCCTCCAGGCCTTCATCATTGGTGACGATGGCCTGCTGGGTGACGACCCGCCAGCCGTTCTTCTCGTTGAAGGTGGACGCGAAGATGTCGACGGTGGAGAAGCGCGTGCCGAGGGCGATGGTGCGCCCGCCTTCCAGCAGGGTGGGCTGCACCACCTCCTGCCAGTTGGTAATCAGCTTGCGCCGGATCTCCGCGTTCTGGATCGACTCGGAGGATTTGACCACGTCATCGAGGACGATCAACTGCGAACGGCGGGAGGTGATGGAACCAGAGAGGCCCTGAGCGACACAGGTGTAGGGATCGTCTGAGCTGGTGTCGATGCCGGCGTACTCAAAGTCAATGGCCCAGAGTTCATCGGATTGGCGCGTCTTGGAGAGGCGCACCATCGGGAACACCTCCTGGTAGCTGGAGGAGCCGATGATCGACTTGATTGTGTGCGAGCGGGAGCGGGCGATGTCCAGCGAGTAGCCCAGGTAGAGGAAGCGCAGCATCTGCCCCTGCTGGGCGTGGATGCCAACCAGCCAGGCGCAGAGCATGCCGAGCAGGGTGGATTTGGCGCTGCCGCGGGGGGCGAGGATAGCGGTATTGGGCCCGGCGCAGTGCAGCAGCTGGGTGCTGTCCTCATCAGTGACGAACTCCCGCACCCAGAGCTTGTGATGCTCGGCGTTGGGCTTGCCGAGGTGCTCGCAGAAGGCGGAGAAGTCGCGCCGCGCCTGCCGGACCAGAGGATGCACCTCCAACTCCACCCGCTCGACCCCGGAGGCCAGGGCCCTGGCGCGATGCAGGTGGGCGAGAGCCAGCTCCATCAGACCTCGACAAAAACAGAACGGCTCATCACTTTTTGTCTGACGGCGTTGTGGCCGGAGGGTAAGGAGAGGAGGCCTCGCCTGCGCGAGGGAATTTCATCAGAAAAAATTTCAGGGCCTATTTGCCCTGATGCTTGGCTTCGATGTCAGCCCAGGCCGATTCCAAGGTGGCTTCAATCGCAGGCCAGACCTGCGCGTCACGACCGAAGACCTTGCGCAACAACTTGCTGGCGATCTCCACACCAGCCAGTAGGAGACTGCGGCGATCGTGGGTGCCGACATCCTTTCCGACTTGCTCGATGTGACCGCGCAGCTCCTTGGAGAGGTAGGAGATCTTGGTGGCCGCGTCACCGGCGCGGAGCCGGCCTTCTTCCACCTGGCGGCGCAGCTCAGCGATGTCGCTGTGCAAGGCCATGATCTCCGTCTCCAACAGAGCGCGGTGATCGAGCTTCTTCCAGCGTGAAAGGACAAATGCCTCCCATTCGTCCACGGAGGCATCACAGCCGAGGAGAGCGGCGTAGAGGTAGGAAAGAACGGCAGAACGCTCGGCCGCGGCGTACTGAAGAACGGCCGAGCGTCTGCGCTCATCGACACGCATCAACCAGGCTTCCACCGGTTGCTCATGCTGAACAAGCAATTCACTCATGAAGCAACAGCTGTTGAGTTGAGATTACCCCCGGCGGGACATCCGTGTTGCCAAACCTGCAGCGTGTTCGCGTTCATCACGCACGGAATAGCGCCCTTCCTCCGCCTGGGTGCGGATGTTGCGGCGCGACTGCTCACCTTCTGTCTCAATCGTTCGGCGGGACTCCTCGCCCTGCTTGCCGATATTGAGACGCGCCTCGCTGCCCGTCAGGCCGATCTGCCGCTCCTGGCTGGCAAGGTTCATGCCAGTGCGCGTGGTTTCACCGGCATCCTGCAGCCGCACGCCAGAGAGTCCCCAACTGCCGCTGATGTTGGCGACATCGCGGGCCGTGTTGCCCTCGGTTTCTGCAATCCCCAGCTGAGTGCGGCCCTGGATACCAGCAACATCCCGTGCGGTGCTGCCTTCTTCGCGGGTGACATCCCGAGCCGCACCGGCTTGCGTGGTGGCGACATTTTCAGCACCGGCACGCTGCTGCTCACTGACGTACTGCTCAGCAAAGGCCTGGGCGCGGGCTGCATCCAGACCGCGATCTGCGCCGTACCGCTGCGCGCCAGCCTGGGTGGAGGCGACATCCCGAGCAGCGCCAGCTTCTGTCGTGGCGACGCCCAGTGCTGCGAGACGCTGCTGATCTGCGCCGTACCGCTGCGCGCCAGCCTGGGTGGAGGCGACATCCCGAGCAGCGCCAGCTTCTGTTGTGGCGACGCCCAGCGCTGCAAGACGCTGCTGATCTGCGCCATACCGCTGAGCACCGGCCTGAGTGGAAGCCACATCCCGAGCAGCGCCGGCTTGGGTGGAGGCGACATCCCGAGCAGCGCCGGCTTCTGTCGTGGCGACGCCCAGTGCTGCGAGACGCTGCTGATCTGCGCCATACCGCTGCGCTCCGGCCTGGGTGTTGGCAACGGACTTGGAGGCCTCCGCCTGGGTGCCGGCGACATCACGGGCGGTGCTGCCCTCGATGGTGCTCACATCCCGCTGAGCATCGGCCTGGGTGTTGGCAATGGACTTGGAGGCCTCCGCCTGGGTGCCGGCGACATCACGGGCGGTGCTGCCCTCGATGGTGCTCACATCCCGCTGAGCATCGGCCTGGGTGTTGGCAACGGACTTGGAGGCCTCCGCCTGGGTGCCGGCGACATTTTCATCAGCGGCCCGCTGCTGCTCGCTGACGTATTGCTCCGCGAATGCCTGAGAACGGGCAGCCTCCAGCCCGCGATCGGCCGTGTACATGGCCGAGCCGGCCTGGGTGACGGCGACGTTCTCGTCGGCGGCACGCTGCTGCTTGGCGACATCAACGGCGCCTTCATTCTGGATGGTTTGCAGGCTGCGGTCCTGCTCGCCCTGGGCTGAGATGGTGGCGCGGGTCTGCTCACCTTCTGCGGAGAGGTAATCCTTGGAGAGATCGTTGGCGACAGTGAGGCCTTCGATCTTGAAGGTTTGCTCAGCGGCCATCATGTCCAGGGAGTTGCGCCGATCGAGATCAGCGCTGAGCTGCATCAGCTCCTTCTCGTCATTGGTTGCCGAGGCTTCCAGTGAGCGGGTGAGTTCATAGTTGAGGCCGGCCTCAGCGGTGGAGATGAGGAAGGCATCCTGCATGGCACCCCAGTCCTCGTTCTCCTGGCCGGGTTGAACGGGCTCGTTGATGATGGCGCCGTAGGCCTGCTCCCACCATGTTGAAGGCGTGGTGGTGGATGTTGTGGTGGATGTGGTGGATGCCGTCATGGGTGCCTCCTGTGATCAGACGCCGGCGAGCAATGCGTTGGCGGCGTTGGCGAGAACTGCCAACTTGCGCGAGCCCCTGAGATCAGCGAGCTGCTCGCGGCGGAAGTTCATCTCATCCTGCTGAAAGGCGATATTCGCCTGCAACTCCTGGCCCTTCAGCCCAAGCGCCTGCCCCTGCAGTGCAGTTTGCTGACGGAGGGATTCAGCGGCATGTGCGTTGGCATCTTTCGCCTGCTCACCCTGCTGGGCGAGCTGAGCCATCAACAGCTGGTGACGCTGTGAACCTTCTGCGATCTGCTGCTGCAGGGTGGCGAGGTTGATGTTGTTGGCGTTTGCAATCTGCGTTGTCTGGTTCTGCAGCTGTTGAGTTTGTATCCCTTGCTGATGGTTGAGGTTGTTGCGGTACATCCCCTCCAGCTTCTGCTCGCGGGATTCGCGCTTGCTGTCCTGTGCATCGGCCTGGAGCTTGCCCGGCCCCCAGCGTGCATCCAGGACGGGATCAAGGGTGCCGTAGCCCGTGAACCGGCTGTCGCCGTCGTACTTGGGGACGCGCCACTCACCGTTGACCATGACCGGCCGGCCGCGCTGCTCAGTGGGCTTGCCGGTGAGGAAGTTCCCGATGCCTCCCCAGAAACCGGGGCCCTGCAGGCTGTCAGGTGCGGGGGCCGTCATGGTGGTTGCAGCACTGAGGGGAGGGTATGGCGTCAGGCCTGGGCGTAAGCAGCTCCGGCGAGGGCGAGGCCACCGGCGAGCTTGAGGTACGGCAGGGTGGTGTCACCCCGAGCGATTTTCTCCCGCTGGATGAGGGCGTCGGCCTGCGTCTTGGAGTTGAACGCTGACGTGGTAGCGGCCATGCCTGCATTGGCGATGTCGGCCTGGGCGTTGAGCCTGGACGCACCGAGGGCGGTGACACCTTCAACGCCGGCGCGGCCCATGGCGCCGGCTGTTGCCATGGCGGTGTTGTTCTGGCTGGCAGCGCGGGACGAGGAGGCCTCGACAGCACGCACCCAGTCCTGGCTGCTGCCAACCAGCTGAACGGGCTTGCGCTGGACGCGATAGTCACCACGCTGGGCGGCGCTGTTGAGCCCGGTGTATTGGGTGCTGGCAGCCATCAGCCCATCCCCCTGGCGTAGGCCTGCATCAGGAGATCCTGAGCGGCCTGTGCCCGTTGCGCGGCGCTGCGGCGCCGTTCTTCTTCCTTGAGGGCCAGCACGGCTGGGGAGTTCATCTGCGCGACCATCTGCCGGCTTTCCAGCTCCATCGGGGTATCGATGACGCCATCGAGGGAGCGGCCGATCTGCCCGGCCATGCCGGTATCACCACCCTGGGCGGCTTCCACTGCGGAGACGGCGGCCTGGCGGCCCATACCACCAACGGCATTGCCGATCATCCCACCGATGCCAGCGCCGACGGCAATGCCGAGGGGGCCAGCGCCAGCACCGAGCGCACCGCCAATGATGCTGCCGATCCCGGCACCGCCGCCCTGAATGACGGCGCCGCCGCCGCCGGACTGGGCACCCTCCATGGCGCCCATCACCGCCGGAGCGGCGGCTGCCACCCAGGGGAGTGCCTGAACACCAGCACCGAGGAGTTTCCCGCCACCCAGCAATGCCGCCTTGGCGGTGTGCCCCGCGGCACCGGTGGGGTGCATGCCGGCTGCAGCGTTGGCGCTGGCCTGCTTGATCCAGCTGCCGATGCCGAGATCTGCTGCGAGGAAGGGGAGGGAGTCCTCGTCGACAGTGCCTGCGATCTGCGCGGCGGCCTGCTGGCGCTTGTTCTGCTGCCGGCGGCCCTGCTCCTGGGCGATGGGATCAGGAGCGGTGGGGACGGTGTCGTCAGCGGTGATGGGAACACCGCGGTTGGTGGCCGGTGCCTGGCGAATATCGATACCGGGATCAGCAGTGAGTTCTGCTGCCGTAGCGACAGCTTGTGCTGCGACTGGATTGGTGTCTGCGTTGACGAGTGCTGCGAGTTGCTCCGGCGGCGAGGGGATGTCGGGGGTGGCGGTGACGAGGCCACCGGAGGAGGGGACGGCTTGACTGCCGCCGATCTGCGCGGCCTCCAGCCGAGCGGGATTGGTGGTGTAGGTACCGGCCCAAGGATCCGGCTCCATCGTGAGCGCGGGCCGAGCTGCACCGATCAGGGCTGGATCAAGGCCGCGAGCGAGCGCATCAACAGCATCGATGTTCTGAATGCCAGCAGGAGTGGCGTCGCCGGTCAAGTCATAGAGCCGGCCGTGACGCCGATAGCGCCTCCTCATGTGCTGTTGTCCAACCTGCTGTCAGGGAGGGTATGGCGGGGTTCAGCCCCAGGGGTTGTAGAGGGAGGGGCTGCCCAACTGGAAGTCACTGCTGTAGGTGACGGGGTTGCTGGAGGAGAAAGGAGTGAAGGAGGAAGAGGAGGAGCCGCCGCCGAATGCACCGAAGCTGCTGGCGGCGCCGAGAGCAGAGCCGATGCCACCGAGAACGGCAGAGACGGAGGTGCCGCCGCCGATCTTGCTTTTCTCGATCTCGATTTCATTCATCGCCTGTTGATGATCGAGGCTGCGGATAGCATCCATGTTTTGGTTGGCCAGGCCATTGAGGGTGCTGAAGTTGCCGACGGCGGAAGAGATGCCGGCGTTCATCATGCCCTTGGCGGCGTTGCTGATCGTCTGGCTGTAGCGGGCGCTTTCCTGCTCGCTGTTGCTTTGGGGCAGGGTGAGGTTGCTGGTGACGACATTGCCCACGGCGGGGGTGCTGGAGCCGTAGGCCATGGCACTGCCGGATGGCGAGGGGGCGGCATCACTCCAGAGGCTTTCCGCGGCACTGCCGTAGCGGGGGCCGTCGAAGGCACTGCTGGCGGCCTGGGCTTTCTCCTTGGCGGCGATGAGCATCGCCTCAGGGTTGGGAGTGAAGGCCATGGCGATCAGGCAACGCGGAGGAGAGGTTGAGGCGTGATGGCGGCGCCTTCAAGTTTGGCGAGGCGGGCTTCCAGGGCTTCGATGCGCTGGAGGGCCTGCTGAAGAGCGGCGGATTCGTAGATCTGCCGGCGGGGCTGATCAACACCGCGGACGGGCTCACCGTCGTGGATGCCGAGCTGTTCGGCTTCGCGGTCCATCGGCCGGAGGAGGGAGGGATCGAGCTGCTCAACCTCATCGACCATGGGGCCGTAGGCGGGGGTGTTGGGCTGGTGGCGGTAGTGGAAGGAGTAGAGGGGGAGATCGCGGATGGTGGCCCAGGCCTGATCGGCGTCAATGGGAGCGATGTCGGTCTTGAGCCGTCGCTCGCAGAAGAGTGAGGCAACGGAGCCGATCAAGCCGATACCGCTACTGATGGCGCTGCCGGTCTGGGCGTCTTCGTAGGCCTCTTTCTGGTTCTTGGCGATCTCCTCAGCTGTTTCCAGTTCCTGCTGGTTGGAAATGGCAGTGGCGGTGCGGTTGAGGCCTGCTGCGGCGTTCTGCGTGGCGAGGCCCTGCAGGGAGCCGTTCAACCCCTGCAGCCAGTTGATGCCTGTCGAGGCCATGGAGGCACCTTGACCGAAGGCGTTCATGTCGCTGCCGTCATCTTGAAAGGCGTTGCGGATGACGGCGTTGGTTGGTGAGTCCTGGCTGAGGGCGTTGTAGACGCTGAGGTAGGACCGGCCGCGGGCGGCATTGACGCTGTCACGGAAGGCATCCGACTGAAGACTGCTGCCAAGCGCCATGACACCTCTGCGTTGCGGTGAGGGTATGGGGGGTTAGAGGAGTCCCTTGGCCTGCTGCTCAGCGTGCCACTGTGCTGCCGCGGCCACGGCCTCTGGATTGAGGGTGGGCTGGATGATGGCGTCATTGATCACCTGGCTGCCGGCGCGGCCGGCGATGCCACCAGCGAGAGCGCCGAGGGCATAGCCAGCGAGGCGACGGTTGCCGCGTGCCTTGAGCGCCCCCCCGAAGCGGTTCTGCATTTGCTCGTTGACCATGGCATCGAGCGCCTTGGCGCCGGCGATGCCACCGATGAGCGTGCCACCAACGGTGGATGCAGCGGAGAGCGGCACTCGGAATCCGAGCATTCCGAGTTCAGGTTCGGCATCGATGTTGCGACTGGTGGCCTTGGCGATGCCCATCAAGGGGCCGGAGTCGAATTGATAGGCGCGGTAGCTGCCGTAGTCAGTGGGTGAGACATCAGGCCGCTCGGTGGTGAACTCCTCCCAGGGGAGCAGGCGTCCGGTGCGGCCGAACATATAGCGGATGCCGAGTTCACTGAGGGGGTTGGAGGACTGGGTCTTGTCACCTTCAACGGGGAGGATGGATTCAAAACCAGGCTGCCGGCCGCCACCAGTGATGTTGGCGAAGTTGCTGTTGCCGCTGGTGGCGAGGAGAGCGGAGGAAGCGATGACGGCCGGCACCTTGCGAGCAAGGCCAAGGGGGATGCCGGCGCCTTCGCCGCGGAAAGAGAACCCCATGTACTCCTTGGCGAACTCTTCATCGATCGCGGGGCGGCTGATCTCATCGCCGCGTGCGGCGCGGAGCTGCTCATAGGCGCCGTAGTCGGGGTTGAGGCCAGCGGCGTCGGCGGCGACATCACTGAGGACGGCGGCTTGCGCCATCGGGTGATTGAGCACCCACCAGGGGACGCGGGAACCGTCGTTGACGATGTCGTGGATGAGGCGACCAGCGACATAGCCGGCCTTGCCCGCTGTGCCGACATTGGGATCGGTGAAGGCCTGGCGATAGCCGCGATCAGCTACTGCGAGAGCGGAACCACGGACGATGGACTGGAAGCGGTTATCGGTGAGCCGGCCGAGGCCTTCGGGATCATCGATGCCAACCCGAAGCATCCCCCCGAAGGAGGTGTTGGGGTAGAGATCGACGGGCTGTCCCGTTTTGGGATCAAGGACGGGGCTGACGGCACCGGTCATGGCTTACCCCAAGCCCCCGGAGAGAAGCGCGTCGTAGTTCTGAACGGTTGGAGAGCCGGTGAGCTGGCTCATCAGCCAGTGCTGTTCGGCCTGCTGCTGGGCGAGGAGTTCCTGTTGCTGCTGCTGACGCATCTGATCGGTGAAGGGCCGCGGGCCGAACATGGTGGCGCCGAGGCCACCGACCATGCCACCAAGGCCTTGGCTCTGCTGCACGAGAGCGCGCATCTTGCCGGGGGATTGACCAGAGAGCTTGGCGATGCCGTAGGCGAGGCCACTGCCGGCCATGCGCCCACCGAAGGAACCACCGACGCCAAGGACCAGATCTTCCAGGCCAGCGGTGGGGCCGGCGTAGGCGGTGGCAGCGGCAGCACCGAGGAGATCAGGGCCGAGTTCCCAGGCCCAGCCACCGATGCCCTTGGGCATGAGGGTTTGGACGGCTTCTGCGCGGAAGCCGGCATCAGGGATGGGCAGGCGCTTGCCGCTCTTGAGAGCGTGATGAAGGACACCTGCCATACGCGCCATGGCCATCAGAGCACCTCCTTGTCAGAGGTGAGGGCGCTGCTGTTGGCGTCGGCGGTGGAGGCGGCACCTCCGGTTTGCTGGAGGGGTTCCTGTACGGGTGCCTGGAACTCGTAGCCGGCGTTGGTGGTGGCGAGCTGCTCACCCCAGGTGCGGAAGGTGTTGGGGTTGAGCTGTCGTTGCTCGGAGAAGGAGCGAGTGCCGGGCCCCCAGGCTGGTGCCTGATCGTTGACGCCGAGGCCGCGAGCGAAGGCTTTGGCGGCGAGTTTCGCCTTGTCAGCGGTACCGCCGAAGGTGCGAGTGCCAACGGCATCGTTGTCGCGCCGCTCAGCGTTGAGAGACTGAAAGCGCTGTGGCTTGGAGATGGGGCGGTAAGGCATCAGTACCGGCCTCGGAGGCGAATGGAATCCCAGTGATCAGCAGTGGTGCCAGCAGTGGCGGCTTCTTGATGGCGTGCTGCGCGGCGGTTGAGTTCATCGCGCAGGAAGTTCATCCGTCCAGCGACGACAGCGTCCGAGGGCTCGGTGAAAGCCGGCATGCCATTGAGGTTGGGGCTGCCGGACTTGGTGGTGCGGAAGCCACCACGGCTGACGGCCTTGTCCCAGTAGTCGCCGGTGATGGATGCCATGGCGGCTTGCCGCTCAGCTGAAGTAGGGCCTGCTGGCACGGCGGCACCGATCTCTTGGCGGAGGGTATTGAGGCGCTCCAGGCTGTCTGGAGAGAGGGAACCGCTGGCGGCATTGCTGAGATCGACAAACTCCTGACTGCCGACGGTCTGGGTGATGGGCGCTTGTGCGAAGGTGCTGCCGCGGCGCCCGACACCGGTGAGTTCGCCTTCGTCGATGATCTGGGGGATGGTGTTGATGCGAGGCGCCGTGGAGGGAGCAGTGCTGCTCATCTGCGCATTGGCCTTGCGCATGGCATCGACGTAGCCAGTGGCCAGAGCGATGGCATCGCGGCGGTTGCTGTCATCAAGGAAGGCATCGCCGCGGCCAGCACCGCGAGCGGCGATGGCGCCATCGAGGGAGGCAGCGGCTTGTGGGCTGCCGACTTGCGGCACTTCAGAGCGTGGAGCGATGGAGAGGCCGGCATAGGGATCTGCCGGTGGGCGCAGAGCGGTGTGGATGCCCTTCTGCCCGTAGGCGCCGTGAGGGTCCATCCCTGGCCCAGGCGGTGGTGACAAGGGGAGGCCGGCATCAAGCCGTTCTGCGGGCGAGAGCTGGGAGATGTTGACGGAGCGGAGGTGAGAAGGAAGCGCTCCGGGGGTGAGATCCCGCTTGACATCGACGGGTTCGCCGGAGGGATCCCAGACCACACTCCAGCGACTGTCGGGTGTGCGACTGCCGCCGGTGGCGGCGGGATTCCTTTCCAGCTGCCCGCCAGAGAGGAGGGTGCGGAACTGGGTAGTGGAATCACCCGGGAATGTGGCGTTGATGCGCCTTTGGATGGCGTCTTCCTGGGCCAGTGCTGCGCGGGCACTGGCTTGTTCGGCGAGGTAAGCGCGGAGATTGCGGCGGGGGGTAAAGGCTTCTGCGGCCGGAAGCGCGCCGGTGCCGTGCCGGAAGGAGGCATCGGCACTGAGGGAGCGATCGCCGAGGCTCTTGAAGAAGAGCTTGCTGCCGGCGTACTGGCGAGCAGTGGCATCGGCGGTGGGCTCAGGTGCGAAAGCGAAGCCCTGTGCGGTGAGAGCCGGCACTTCGCCGATGGCGTTGCCGGTGATCAAGCCGCGACCTACGGCATCAGCCGGCCTGGTGACATCGAGGGTGGATTCACCTGCAGTGGACCTGTTGATGAGGAGATCACCTTCATCAGCGACGCGATCAAGGTTGAGGGCAGCGTCTTCGCGGCGGATGTCCTCGCGTGTGTCGAGCGCGATGGCGTCGTCATCACTGAAGGACTCTTCGCGGAAGGAGGTGTTGACGCCAGCGGTGTCGCCAGCGATGAAGGCGCCGCGTTTGCCAGTGGAGATGACGAGGCCCTGGCCGGCGGAGACGAGGCCCGAGGGGGTTGCGATAAGTCCGCGATTCAGGTTGGTGCGCTCCAGTTCAAGGGCCTCTGCGTTTTGGGAGAGCCAGGCCTGTTTCTTGTTGACATCGGTAGCGACGGTCTTGAAGTCGTCGGACTTGGAGTCGGTGCCGCTGCGGCGTGCGGCGAGGATCTTATTGGGGCGATCGAGGGCGCCGTAGGAGCTGATGCGATCGACGATGTCGGCTTCAGAGGGATCCCTGCCGTAGTAGCCAGTGGTGGCATCGTCCTGCATGCGTGAAGCGAAGCCAAGGCGAATGTCGGCGGGACTTTCCTGCTGGAGGTTGGTGGAGATCAGATCGGCATCAGGAGCGTCGAAGACGAACTGAGCGAAGCGGGTTGCATTGGTATTGGGATCGCCCTCCTTGGTGCTTTGTGCGGAGGAGACGAGGCGATCAATGCGCAACGCAGCGGTGATACCGTTGGGGCTGCCGTCGATGCGTGACTGAAGCTCTTCGACGATTGGCCGGCCCTTTTCGTTGGCGTCAAGAGCGATGAGATCGAAGGCATCAGCGGGAACGCGATAGGTGGGCTGACCGGAGGGATCGAGCTGCAGGCCGCGGGTGACGACCCAATCGCGGACATAGGACTTGATAAAGCCATCGACACCAAAACCACCAGGGCCTTTGCCGATGCCGAAGGAGGCAGCTTGATCGGGGTATTTGGCGATGGCTGTGGAGAGATCCTGGAGGCCAGCGGCGACGCCTTCAGCAACGACATCAAGGCGTTCATCAGCCCTGAGGGAAGGCATGTAGGTGCCAAAGACATCAGCGAGATCAGGGAGCTGATTGGCGAGGGCGTTGGCAGCGGTATGGATGTTGCCGTTGCGAATGGAGCTTTCAAGATCCCAGGCGTTGGCATTGGCGTGCATGCCAAGGGAGGTGTAGATCCGATCAAGGGCGTCGCCGGTACCTGCCGCGAGCGCTCGTGCGGAAGTACCGCCGCGAACGCCCGGGACGCGGTGGAAGGTGGGTTCCGACCTGGGGCCCTGAACCCCTGATGTGCCTGTCGTTGCGAGAGTGAGAACTGTGACCGGATCAGTGCCGTGTTGCCGAGCGAGGTCCGTGGCCCACTGATTGAGGACGGAGGGGGGTAGATCTTGGCCGGTTTGGCTGCGGTGATCTTCGGTAGCACGCCAGAGGCGTTCTGCGGCCAGGAGTGCCGGGGAGCCACGAAGCACTTCGGACTGGGAACCGGAATCGTCGAGCATGACGGGGCTGTCCGGCTGCCAATAGGGAACGCCCGTGTCGCTGACTTGGCGGCTGCCGGAGACAGAGGCGTAGACCTTGTTGTCTTCTGCGCCTTCATTACGCGGGACACCGTCGTAGAAGCGCACATGGGAGGCGGGCAGATCTTCCAGCATCCCTTTGATGCTTTGGTCTTCTCGATCAGAGATGCGGAGGTCTGCTTTCTCTTGTGCGTTGTGGCGGATGTCAGTGAGCTTGGCGAGAGCACCAGGGTTGAGGCCCAACTGCTGCTCGATCTCGGAATCGGTGGGGCGGCGCTTACGTTCGATGACTTCGCCGGAGCCAGAGCGAACCGATTCGGTGATCAGCTGACGGCGGGCTGCTGCTGCTGCTTGAAGGACAGGATTGTCGATGGCGAGGGCCGGGTGCGCCTGGCCAGTGCGCTGGTAGTAGGCGAGATCGTCAGTTGGCGCATCGATGAGGTGAGTGATGGCGATGGGCGAGCCATCGGAGCGCCGTCCGGTGTAGATGACGGGACGGTTGCCTTTGCGATCGGCTTTGCCGTAGATGGGTTCACCGCCGAGGTAGGGCTTTGTGGTGTCGTCGGAGTCTTCGTAGAAGAGAGCGGCTTTGGTGGGATCAATGCCAGTGACGGATCTGAGGGAGCCTTCGACATCGATTTGGCTTGGCGCTGGCGAGGTGCTGTTGGCGAGGGTGGCACCGCGATCGAAGGGCGAAGAGGATGCTGCGGCGTTGAGGAGAGTGCGGAGATCGCCGCTGTTGTCGTAAGTGAGCGCCTGGTACTGCGGTTTGGAGCCCCGCGGGACATAGCCGGCCTGAGCGCTGGTGTTGTTTTTGGTGCGCGAGGTGGAGATGGACTGACCAGCTGCAGCGGCTTCTGCTGCGGTGGAGGTGCCGTAGCGCTCTTGCGAGCTGAGGTGCCCAATGAGGGACTTGGGGTTGACGGTGTCATCACTCGGGGCGATGACTTCCATGGCACGGATGGATTGGACGGTGCGCTTGAAGGTGTCGGAGTTTTCGCCGTGAACGCGAGCGACTTCCTGGAGGAAGGCATCGCGCTTTTCGGGGGTGTCGAGGAGCGCGACGCTGGGATCGTGGAAACCGGCAGTGGAGCGAGCGCGGTATTGACCGGCCTGGCGTGCCGTGGTGGTGCCGAGAGTGCTGCCGGCGGCTGTTGAGTCCTGGAGAACGGCGGAGGGTACGCCATCAGCTCGGAGGATGGGCCCATTGGGGCCGAACTGCGGCCGTGCAGTGGTGAGATCGCTGTCGCGTGGCGGGATGACTGCTGGGCTGCCGCCTGTGGCAGCCGCAGTGGCTGTGGCTACTTCGGTTTCCTTGGCGATTTGAGCTGCGGTGGCGTCATCGAGGCCTTTGCGGCGCAGTGCATTGAAGGCTGCGAGGCCGGCGGTGCCGAGTCCTGCGGCGCCGATGAGCCCCAGGCCAACGGTGAGCGCGTTGGGGCCACGATTTTCAGTCGCTGCGGCCTGTTGACGAGCTTTCCACTCGGAGACAACGGGGTAGAGGGCAGCTTTCTGATCCGGGGAGTCGGGGTATGGGGTGCCGGTGGCTTGTGAGAACGCTGCGAAATCGGTTGGAGCGAGGATCACCGCAGCGTCTTGATGCTGAGGGGAGGGTATGGGGGGCTACCGGGAGGCAGCGAGGAACCAGATGGCCTTGTTGGCAGCTGCGACGAGTTCTGCGGCGTAGTTCTGGACATCAATGGCGCGTTCAGCGGAGGCGGACTGATCGAGATTGCGAGCCATCTGGGCTTGTTGGGCGAGGTTTTCGGCGTAGATGGCGACCATGGCGAGGGGATCTGGTGATTCCGGCTCGGAGAACTGCGGAAGGGCAGCGCGTAGAGCGGCATTGGTGGTTGGCAGGAATGCGCCCTGTGTCCGGACGAACTCTGCGAGGGTGTCGAACTGCTCTTGATGGAGCTGGTACTGGGATTTGAGGAACTGATGAAGGGGCAGGAAGTCAGGCCCGGTGTAATTGAGGTGGACGAGGTGCGCCTGGAGTTCCAGCTCTTTACAGAACGCAGCGAGGACGATGAGTTGCGGGATGAGTGCGGGGTCTTCTTGCGACTGTTCGGCGTTGAAGGGATCGGGCTGCTCGTTGAAGGAGCCTGCTGGCGGGGGGATGAAGAGGTTTGCGGCGATGTTTTGGAGATCGAGGGGTGACGCCTGGGCGTAGTTGTTTGGGGTAGCGCCGGGGGCGTACACGATGGGTGCAGCAGTTGCGGGAAGGGTAAGAGGCAACTAGGGTTTGGGCGGTGACACAGTGAGGACATAGGCCCGGGCGACAACCCGGGCCTTTTTTTTGCCTCTACCGCCCTTGACCGCGTGATTTCTTGCGGCGATGCGAGGGCTTGGAGCGCAGGCCGTCACCTTGTCTGGTGCGTTTGGGCTTGGGCTCTTGGCGGATGGTGCCACTGAGGCCGCCTTTGGCTTGCTTCACGAGAGAGCGAACGAGTGTGCGGAGGGTATGCCTGGCTGCTGTGCAGCACCTCCGGCGCGCACCAAAAACCTACGCACCAATACATTCGTACTCCGCCTCGCGTGCGCGTGGAAATTGCTTCAGACACCCACGGGCCATTCCTTTACCCTCCCCCCTTCGGGGACCCTCCACGAAAAAACCCCTCCCCGGGGGCCTTTGCTTTACGCACAACGCAACACGAGCAATGAGCCTCAACAACCTGGCCGTTGGCTACAGCACAGAAGACTTCCGCCCCCGCGCTATCGGCACAGCGGAGCTGATCTTCAGCCAGTACCACGGCCATCCCGGCTACGCCGCTGAGGACATCAGCCCCAAGGCGGCAGCCAAACTCTGCCGCCAATACCCACACCTCCGCATCAAGCGCTGACACCAACGAAGGCTCCCTCCCCGGGGGCCTTTGCTTTATGTCCAACGCAACAGGCAATCATGCCACGCGCAGCTGCCAAGACCACCGCCACCAAGACCACCGCCGAGGTATTCAAGGGCCGGCGCATTTCGCTGGGTTCCCTTTGGGAAACCCGCAACGAAGACTTCTTCAGCGGAGTTCTCAAACCGTCCGACGGACGCTACTCCAACCAGCAGGAGATCCTCGATCACCTGCCCGAGCCTACCGTGGGAACCCACTGGGTCTACAAGGCCTGGGTCAAACAAGTCCCCGTCGTACAGGCAGGGGAGACAGTTATGAAGACCGTCATCGAGACGGTCTACCAGGAAGAACTCAACCGCTGATCCACCCACAGCCTCAGTCCATCACGCCCCTTCGGGGGCGTTTTTTCTTTTGTACCTGCGTAGCGGCTCCGCCGCTACTTGCAGGAACTCAAGTGCCTTTCCGTGGTGGGCCACTACGGAAACGCGCTGCGGCACCCAATTCCGCAGCACGCACCACCACCGTTCAACCGCACCACCGTTCCACCGTTCAACCGCACCACCGTTCCGCAGCACCAACGCACCACCGTTCCGCAGCACCAACGCACGGAACACCAACTCACCAACGCACCAACCACCAACCCACCCACGCACACTCGCACTCACGCATCTCATGCACTCTCGCCCGACAGCACTAAAGGCTTCTTTGGTGTAACCCAACAGGCTGCACAGCACTACAGAACGCTCTGCTTCCGTTCTCCTGCAGTCTTTTCACACCACATCACGGGCGCACGAGTGCTTCGATTTCTTTCGTATGTGCGTACTCACGCTCTGCTTCGTCATCAATAATCAACTCACAGGGCAACACCTTTGCCCGTTCTCAATAACACCCCCCCACCACAACTTTTATCTGCGTGGGCTAATTCCCTACAAACTAGCCCCGCATCCGCTTCATTCGCAACCCCCTCACCAATCTCCTGTGTATTCCAGCCCCCACATAACAGGCTGGCTCCTCCTACCCCCTCTCCCCGGGGGCCATTGGCTGGTGAACCATGTATCAATCAGCCATGGATCGCATCAACTCACTCACATCATCTGAACGCTTCAACATCCACAGCGTTCGGTTCTACTGGCCGCTCTTCGGCCACTACGTCTCCGTCTCCAAACGGGACGGTAGCCCCACACACCTCCTCACCATCGAGGAAGCTCACCACCTCCTCACCTCCCTCATCAATCAATGAAACACCCTGCAGGCTCCCTCCCCGGGGGCCTTGCACTGGTGCCTCTCACGCATTCACCCAATGCAAGTCACTCTCACCGACAAATTCTTCTTCTCTAACACCAGCAACCACATCATCATTCAAGGCTGGTGTGAAGAACATCAACTCCATCAAGCTCAACAAGCCGCCGCACGCTGGCACTACTGGCTCAGCGAGGCCGGCATCAACGGCATCTTCGATCTCGGCATACGCTTCGCTGATCAAGATGACGACTCAAGCCACGAACAACTCGTCCCAGTATCCCGCAACTACATCATCACTTTCAAGCCGGCCTCGGCCAACTCCAAGGCTCGGCTCAACATCATCGCAGATCGAATCTTCAGCCCGCTCTGCGATACCACCAACAACGACTTTCAGCTCTACACAACACAGATCATCACCCATCTCCGCAGGTGCCTCGCCGCCTGATCTCATCCCCAACCCAGAAGGCTCCCTCCCCGGGGGCCTTGTTGGGGTGCCTCAGCAGAGATCGGCGCCTGCACACCCCTCAGGACTATGTCCAACAAGACTGCTTCCACTGCCAACACCGCACCTGTGGAAGCCCCTACCCCCGCTGCTCCTGTCGCTCCTGCCCAGGAAACCCAGCAGCTGGAATCGCCTGCCGTGCAGCTCGCCAAGCGCAACCGCGCTGATGAGGCACGCCTGGGCTTCGGCCAAGCGCGAGAAGACCTCCAGACCTACGCCGACGCCGGCGTCTTCTACGCCGCCAAAACACCTGTCGCCAATTCCATCGGCGCAGAGATCGGCGTCGTCACCAAAGACGACAAGACCGGCAAAGTCCAACGCTCCGGCCTGGGCTTCTACCTCCGCAGCGATCACATCTGCCAACTGCCCTACTACGGCAAAGTGGCCATCTGATCAACACCTCAGCGCTCCCTCACGGGGGCGCCTTCTTTCTGTCCTCTCACCTCAAGTACCCAAGTGCCCAACCTCTACCTGATGAGCACCACAGTCATCCCTGCAGACGCTGCAGGAACCTGGGAACTCAGCTGCGTCACCCTCGACGCTGCCCGAGAACTCGTGCGCCTGCACGACTACACCTCTGCTGTCGGACACCAGTCCACGGCAGAGGTAATGGAAGCCCTCCTCGGGCAGCCCGTCACCATGAACCGCCTGGCGGTTCAACCCAAGCAAGGGGATTTCTTCCTCTGTTTCAAACCCAACCAGCGCCCACCCGAGGGCGCAATCCTCAACAAAGCCCAACTGGAAGAACTGGGCTACGGCTGGGCTGTCATGCACTACGCCGAAGCCCGCTCATCCTCCCCAGTTGACCGCTACCGCATCGGTAGCTGGGAGCGCTTTGTCGAACACATCACCAACTAACTCAGCGGCAGCTGCGACTCCTTCGCGGCCTGCTGCTGGCTTCTCATCACATCCGCCACACCCCAGGCCGCCAGCCCTACCCCCGCTGCTGGCAACCCATAGGCCGCGGCCGGGTTGCTCAACACCTGCTGCATCACCTGACCAGCAGTGCTCACCGGCAACCCTGGCCCGTAGGCCTCCATCCCTTTCAGCAGCGCCTCACGCTG